TCATGTTAGACTTTTGCTCATACCTTTGCAGGTAAAACTTGTTAAATCTACTGAGCAAAGCCATTCGGTCTTTGCGGTCAGCCACTATTCGTTAATTTCTTCTTTGGCTTCGTTGATCTTGTCAGTAAGTTTATCTTCAACAAACTTGTATACACGCTCAAATGCTTCGTTTGTTGTTTCTCCATCACGCTTACTGTCAACTACACCAAGGTCAAGTCTCAATGACTGAAAGTTGCCTAGATTTAGTGTATAACCTAGCGTTACATTTATCTTAGTTGAATCGTTTTCCATTCCCCACCCGTTTCTATTTTAAATACTTTCAGACCAGACTGGTATATATCTTCCATCTTCGGTCCTTGTATATGTAAGTATACCGTCTCCCATTCGCCGTGTCAATTCTTGGCTAGTAGGAGTCATGTTGTTTGTTATTAATTTGTCTTTTCTTGGTTGTCCAATATGTATACTTGCAAGTATAGCACGGATCTCCCTTACCTGTGATTCTGAATAGTATGCTCTTACTTGCCAGTGTCTTTCTCCGTTTAACTGTGCCCCGATTGGTGCTGGAATCATTCCTCGTTTAATTAGTGTTGGAATATACTTTCTATGTCTATTGACAAGAACAGCAGTTTCTGCTACACTGTATGCTCGTTCTTTGTTTTTTTTAAAATCTGACAACAAGCATGTTTCTAATCTATCTTTAGTAATATTGTAAAACGTAACCATTCCAGTAGATCTTGATCTGTGGTGAACTCTTACTAAGTCACCATTAAGAAACCATACTCTAACCTTACCTTTTATTACAGGCTCGTTATTGTATTCTTCGCTCTGGATCTTTCCTTTAGTAGTAGCCATTTTCCTTCCTGACTTTGCGTTGGGGGATGATAAAATTTTCTAAATCCGCACATCGTGCAAAAAGTTTCTAGGTGATCTACACTTGTGTATTGTCTATCAACAAAAACTCTGCCTTTGCATTTACCACAGACTAACATATAAAATCTTTCACTTAGTTTGGTATTCCAATAATGATTAAGTTAACAGCCAAGGATAGATCTCCTGATGCACCAAATCTAACAACCCCATCTACTTTAGATGTTGTTATGTTTTGCAAAATCACTGTAACATTTTGACCAGCAGGTGTCCCACCTACGTTAACCGCTGTTGCAGTAACGATAGGGGCGTACTTGTAGTCACTAGGAAAACTGTAAGAAAATGGTTTTTCTGATGACGCAGCAACGGTACTGTTACTTGCAACGCTTACATAGCCACCAATAAATCTAGTTTCTGAAGTCTTAACACTTTGCTTTCCAGCAGTTCCAGAGTCGATGGTTGTGTAGTTAAAGGTTGCAGATGATACCTGTGTGGATAGGTCATTTATTGTGTCTGCTAACTGATAAATATATGATACATCAAGAGGTTGCCCTCTTTCTGGTAGTGGTACTTTTGCCATTATTTCCTCCTGTTAAAGTATATCATTAAACTGTCCAAGGCCCACCTTGGTAAACTCTTAAAAAATCAGTATCTCTAGATATAGGAAAACCCTTTAAATAAATCTCAACAGAAAGTCTATTAGGTTGCGATCCTTGGACAACACTATTCTTTGTATATGTTGCTGGTCTAATTAAAGAAATACTGGATGTATCCACTCTAGAACGATATTGCCAATCACCGCTGTCATCTCTGTCCCACCTAACCCAAACATCGTAAGTCATTGCTTCTTTAATTAAAGTTGAGCCCTTTTTAATTTCAACAGAATTCCAAGCAACTGTGCTTACATCTCCAGCCTTTGTATGATGAATTGTTCCAGGAATATAGGTGAATTCTGGCCGTACTAAAAATATTGGAGACCAGTGTGATGTTCTGTTTTTATCTTCTGATATGACCCTATATCTAACTTCATATCCTTCTGTTACAGAATTTATTGCTGGAAGTCTGCTTTCAAATATTCTAGCCTTTTTAATTATTTCTTTAGCCATTAAGAAACGCCTATCGAAAATCTAAACTCAATATAATTACTTGTATTAGGAGACTTAACTATGCTTGAAGATGTTGAGTTTTTAATAACAGAATATCCAGTTAGACCATAAAGTGGATTTGCTGTTGCCACATTTTCTAGACTGAGAGCATCTAAATCAATATAGTAGTCATCCGATGGTGTCGTACCAACAATTGCAGTTGTGTATATCTTGACAACAGTCACAGCATCCCAAGTAAAGTTTGGACTTATATATAAATTTTGTAGTTGTTTAGAAATAACAAAGTATCTATTGCTATCAAAGTCATACTCTCCTGTGCCAGTTCCGTTAACTAGTTCTGCTTCAAACCTTGCAAATGCTTCTGGATTTGTAGAATCTGTAGATGCAAAATCTAACAAAATTCTAACAGAGTCTGGAGAGGATGCATTCTGTATAACTTCTGATGAACCATCTTTGTTGACAATTGAAAAAGCAAGTCTTAATTCATCTATAGGGGAGTTTTTACTGAAGTCTACGTTTGGCCCAGTAAGGTGTATGTGATTAGATCCATTACCAATAAGAAAATGTCCTTGTGTTGATCCTGGGGTAGAACTAACTGTTAGATTAGCATCATCTCCTCTCATCATGATAACATTATTGAAAAATCTTGGACGCTCATATCTTTCTGCTCTAGATGTTTTATAAAAAATAGTATTGTCTGCATTTGTTTGAAACACCTTGTTGGTAGTTGCAATTATATTATCGTTGTCTGGAGCATCAAGAGATTCTGCAATTGTAGATATTGCTGTTGCTTCTGATGTTGTGTGATACTGCCAATTTTCTGTTTGTGTAAAAGCAAAGACAGTTTTACTATCATAGGCTCCTGCTGCAGAGTTTGCTCCTGCAGAGTATATGCCTACCTCTGTAATTTCATATCTTTCTTCTGTAGGTATTTCTGCTGTTAATACAATTTTTTCTGTACCATTTTCATTAATAAATCCCCTTGAAGATATGGGAACTCTAAACATTTCAAAATCTAAATTTTGTTTATTGGAGTAGTCAACAGCAGGATCAGAAAGGGATAGGGGTTTTTGTCCACAACCTACGGCAATGTATGATGCGTATGCTGGAGCCTGCCCCAATAAATATTTGCCAATAATAGATTTACCAGTATTAGTAATCATGATTCTTCTCCATTTAAATATCCCTCATATATTGTACCATTAACCACAATCTGTATTTCGATCTGCTCATCAGGGTTTAGATTAACAGCCTCTACAACAATATCTCCTGTTTGTATATCTGAATAGACATAACTGCCATTAGGACCTGACGGAGATTGCGGAACCTTTTGATCTAGTTTGATAGAAAAGTTATTAAAATATTTATTTGATGTTGACTGTAGTCCCAGAATATTATTTGGGTTATACTGTTGTTCAATGCTAGACAAATTTTTTATAAGTTGATAAGATATCTGCTGTCCATTTACAGTGTCGTTTCTGGCAATATTAATTAATTCGTGACCACCAATATTTTCAAACACAAGATCTGTCATTAATTCGATAGGAACTAAGTCATCATTAAAAAGTATATTATCTGGTATAGAGGTTTTAACTGGGTCTACAAAATTTGAAGATAGCGAACTGAGCCCTGAGTTAGATGGTGTTTGCGGCGTAGGATTAACTGTAGACATTCTAGATCTCGCTCACGTATATCTTCATATTTGGACCAGAAGGTGTTCTTGTGTACTCAGTATTATAGACAACAAACCTAGATGTGTTTGATGCTACCAAATCTAATCCATTGTTATCTTTATAATTAATTGTCACAATATCCCCTAACTGAATTGTTGGAATGCTAAAAATGTCTAGACCAATAGATTTTTTAGGCTTCATTAATTTATTAATAATCCATCCCATCAATTGCTCAGCATCATCCTGTGTTTGAATGTATGGGCTATCTATTGAGAATTCATTTTTTCCATATATCATTCTACTTTGCTTAATCTCATCATACTTGGCACGCTCTACAACTGGAGAAACCAATACCTGACTCCCCTTAAGTTCTGGATCTGAAAAATTACTTTTCTTTTTAAAATACTCATCAACACTTAACTCATGTGTTGTATCTTGAGTAAATGTAATTCCCTGAATTCTTAAGAAGTTACCAGTAGTTTCATCAAGTAGCAGTGCCTTATCTGTTGCATTAAATATTAAAAATTCTGCACCGTATGAGTCTGCCTGGAAACCAGATGTTGTGTATCCTTTGATTCTATTAAATGTTGGAGACAACTGTGCGTATAGTGCTGGATAGGCACGATCATATCTAATATCAAAATAAGAACATTCCCTCATGATTGTTCCAAATTCATCAAAATACATATTGTACTTTGGTGACTGTTGTGCACTTATCCCCGATAGGTAGGTTGCCTGTACTGCTCCACTTACAGCATACTTTCTAAAAGATTCATTAAGGTTTATTCCGTCATCCCCAAATGCCTCAGATAGACTTTCTACTGCACTTGACACTGTATTCTGAGAATAGTTTGATGCAAGAGAGTATATATTTTCAAACATACATCTTGATGATCCACGAGTGAATAATGCCATATTGTTATATACTGGCAGTGGATCTGTATCATCTACTACCTGGATTAATTTATTATTAACGTATAGA